CGTACTCAAATTAAAAAACAGAGCTTAGAGAAAATTCTCTCGTCAAATAATAAACGAAAGAATAAAAAAACTCTAAGTTGTCATTAATTTGACGCGGATAACAATCCGACCATGCGCTCTCACATGGATTTTTAAAAGAAGATTAACGCCCTTCAATGGCGGAATAATAAAATTCTAAGGTGTTGGTGCTGTAAGTCTGTAGTACAATGCAGGCCAACCAGTAAAGAAATATAAAGAAAAATCATCTCCTGCACTGACATAACTATCATAAATACTTGCAGCAGTTGATGATGAATCAATAGAAATACTGGCCCCGCTAACAGGAACATATTCACCCGCAGGCGTACCTGTCCAATTCCTAAATTTTCCTGCACAAAACCTCATAGATTCCCACCAAGGAATTTCATATTCCATTGATGGGTTAACCCCTTGCACCACAGTAATGGCACCCTTAGCTCTAGTAGCAGCTGCGCCACCAAACATAACAGCATGCGCAGTCTTGGAGGAAGTAGTCGTATCAAAAGTTGCAACCGAGGTTGCATATCCCGCAGTATCGGCATATGTTATTCGAGCAACTCCATTACCAGCATTGGCTCCAGTTTTACATCGAGGAAACAATTTGTAACGTACAGATCCTCTCCATCCTTGAAATGCAGGAGTGAGAAAATTAAGTAAGGATACAGCAAAATAGTTATAAGGAGTTCCCCCTGCTGAATGAACAGCACCCGGAAGTCCCCCTCGATATGCTGGAAGAATGCGATGAGTAATTTCTAGTGCCTGCAGAACACCTGCAGAAGCCGGAACTAAAAATGCTGCCCATGGATAATAACGCTTAAGCATTGCTCGAAAAGTAAGAATCCTCTCACCAACAAAAACTTTATCCCTATCATTGTTCACTGCATTCGGCGAATCTAACTGGAGTTGTTGACCTTCATATGGCTCTGAAACTTGAACAGTATCAATAATATCGGTATTTACATCTACTCCTGTAGACTGCGGGACAATAGTATAAGATGAAAAATTTGAAGAAGGGCCATAAACAGCAAAATCATCATCCATTGAAACATAGGCATTAATCTCAATGTCATTATTCACTGCTGGAAGTGCATTGGGTATAGCTAACTCATTGAGAACATAAATTGCTAGAGTTCCATTGCCTGGTAATGAAAAACCTAAAGCACCAGTACCAAAAATCACAGAAGTTGGAACGTCAGTAGGAACACCATATGTCAACAATTGTCGGTCCTGATTCATACCAACCTTAAACGTCACATCGCGGCATTCTGATATGTCTACAATTTGTGTATAAGCCACATTATCTTCTCTAGGTGTCTTTGTACTATGAGGATCGTAAACCACTGCAAGTCTTCCCCTATGAAATGCTGATGAAACAATTTGCAAGCGGAGCTTAAACGTCCCGTTCCAATAGCGAAAAGGTAATACTGCACCACAAGATGCAACAATTTGAATTCGTGTCTCGAGAGATTCTACAACAGAATTCCAAAGAGCTGGAGTAACTCTGACATTCCACAACAAGTCGTCTCTACTAGCAGACAATGGCCAATTAAAATTAGTAAGCCATGTCTCACGAGAAGCAATACCTGCAATGGTCATTTCGTCCAGATCACCCAATCCCAAAACACGAGGATCTACAGTCAATCCCTGTGCAGATGTAAATGATAATTTATTCGTAGAATCCTTACTATCAGTCAACATCATATTTGATATTCCCCTGGGTTCCAAGAGAGTAACATCAGGGCCAACCGGACACTGAGGATCAAATTCTGAACCCATTGCATATGGTCTAATTCTATCCCCACTAGGCATACTGGGATTAGTCGATTGAGGGACAATAAAAACTGGGTTAGATCCTGTTGGGGCTTCCAATTGTACATCTTCCATCCATGCAAAAACGGATACAGAAACTCGAGTATTAACTGAAACATCCCCTGAAGTGTGTTTCAAACTATTCAACGTCTTAAATGATAGGTACCCCAAAGAAGACCCATTTTCCCTAACGATGTCGAGATAATCTGCCGGCCAAAAGAAAGGCAGAGTCATCTCTCCACCCTGTGAAGTAGTAGGATCGAGAAAAATTCTTGGCATCTGAGAGAATTGAACATTGGTAACATCATTGACATTATTTATCGTCATATCATCTACAGCTGCCAAAGGCCAATAAGACACCATCAGTCTCCCATAAAAGAAGGAGTTACCATTTATCAAAATTTTGATTTTCATCTTAGCTCTCAATAACTTGAAATTGGCAACCCTATTACAAACTCGTTTATTAGTAAGAAACAGCGACCATGGAGTAGTAGTGAAATTGATATCTGTCCCAGGAGTCCAATCGAATGATGAAATCTTCACAGGTCTCGCAAGGAACGCTCCAAGAGAATTATCAGAAGAATCATTAACATATCGAGTGGCCTCCATTTCATTTGGTATTTCTACCATCTGATTGGAACTTCCATCGGTCATGGTCATTAATTCATGCTTCTCCATAGAGAAACTTGATGAATGGGGACCAACACCCCATTCTTGAAGATCTAGCTCTTCAGCAGCTAGTGGTTTGATAGCTTCCACAATGCTATTTTTGTAATTTGTTTGTTGTGTTGTATTGGTAGTCCATTGGTTTATACTCATTTGATCGTCAGAACTAATCGATCCAGAGTTGTGTGAGTGTGGCGGGCCACCAATCCCCATTTTGGAGATAATATTGCCCCAGCCAAAGAAGCCTAACCAGTCGCTATCACAATTCGACAAGTTGGTATCCATACCTTGACCTTTACCCATTACTGCTGGGTCAGCGTTGTTTTGTTTCCATAATGAAACACGTTGCTCGTAAGTTAAGTACAATCGATGGGTGAATCTGTGCAATTCAAATTCCTCCACTATCTTAATCAATTTTTTTCTGTCGATCAAGATAAATTGCCTTCCCATAGAAAGCCCATTCATCCAAAGCACCATCTACATTCGCGCCAACTATAACCTCAACAGATGTCTCACTAGACATGTAGTTACATAAGCGTTTATAAATAGATGCTTCCTCTAAAGGGGCAATCATAGTACCATAATCATCACTCCAAACAAACTTCCTCTTCAGGAAATCTATTTCGCACAATTTTGAAAAATTTTTAAGTTCTTCATCCTTCTGTGCCGGTGTGACAACAAAACCAAATTGCTTCAGATAAGTAGCATAGCCTTTCATAGTATAATTCCCAGCTAAGGACCCAACTGCAGCAATCAAATCATCTCCATAGCTCATCATTCTAATATTACTTGAAAAGATACGCCTAGGATAGAGATGGTAAAAATAAATTCTCATCAACAGACTATTACACAAGCTGTTAATGAAAACTGTCAGAGAATTTCCTGAAGGATTTGCCCCATCCAACATTAGAACATCACCATTAAAATCCACTACTGAAAAAGAAAGATCAGTAAAAATAGATTGGAGAATTCTAATATCAATATCAGAATAACCTACAATCTTGGCAATATCTATAAAAATTCTCCCAACTGCAATAATCATTTGACTAGGTATAGAAGTATCATAAGCCTTATAATCAATTGCAAACCATTTATCACAGAATGGCGTCTGTGCCTTTTTGAGATGCGCAAACATCTCATTCCATTCACTCGAACATGGATCAATTCCTACAGCACATTCAGAATCAAGAGGATTCATTTGCAAAAACCTACAAATCCCTAGTGTGTACTTGCGCATAACAAGTTGAAAGGGGGTTGAAGTAGCTTGAAACACTCTAACCTTCTCTTTGGTAATAAGAGTGGGTTCATCCTTCAGTGTAGAAATAAACCAGGGATAATATCTTTCTCCTTTTTTATAGAGCTCTTCAATCTTCTCTGCTTCCTCAATAAACTGAGAATCCAAAATGCGCTTATCTTGCCATCCATCAACCTTCCCTAAATTTGTTGAGAATAATTTCTTACTCCCAGAGAATGGAAAACCAATCGAACTATTAAAGTTCATAGAATCAATAAATCTCTTCCCTGGAATTCCATTAACAGTTTCATCCCAAGTCAATGGTCGAATCTCCTGACTCCAGAAAATTTTTTCCTTAAACAAAATATGGACCAAATTATTCGTATAGTCAGTTTTCGCTTTATTCAATAATCCAAAGGGAAGACCAGGTTTATCCACTATCCATTTCTCCATTCCCAATTCCCACGGAACATGAGGAGAATGTCCATCAGGACCCTTAAACTTGGGAGGCCCCCATTCATCAACAACACCAAAAAGCGTTTTGACACAATCCTTAATGGGCGTATCCCTAACTTGGGATTTCGGAGTCCTATTACAATTCAATGAAGAACCTAAGAAACAAGCAGAATTATCATTTTCAACTCGCAAATAACAAGATTTCTTCTTGATACTCCTGTCAAGAACTTTCACACCCATTCGTTCCACACCAAAATTACTAGAGGCACTCATCGGAATGACTGTAGCAAATCTTTCCAATTGCTCCTTAGTCCTAAGCAACTCGCCTCTAGTCGGAGTGACTGCATAAGCGTGATAACCACCATCATCCCTGCACTTGGTAGAACCACCAATATGCAAGCCTGAAATGCTAGCTACCTTATCATCTGAAATTACAGGTGACATGCATTTGCCTTCCTTCGCACCACTCCAAATATAATGAGCTCCTGGGAAAAAGAAGCCCAAACCACTCGTAGCCATACGAGTAAATGTCAATTCTTTCACATCATCCCATTCGATATCACCATTGATATCTCGGGTGGCAATCCTACCACTCCTAAATTCACTAGTTTCATGAAATGATTCCGGAAAGAAGTTAGTCAAGTCGCGTGTGTCCATAGTCTTAGGCATCCACATCATTGCTAGATCATGTGACCCAACACGCAAACATTGACTTGGTTCAATAAAAACTTCAAAACTTTTATTGCCCTTGTTCCCCCGATTATGTCTAGTTACTTTAAAATTACTAGCCTTTTTGGGAACAAAATGAAGTGGTATGAGAACACATCCACTGCATAAAACAAAACAATTTGATTTCGAAGTAGTTGTAACATTCTCAATGAACCAAACGCTATTTTCAACTGCGTCTCTAATTTCATTGGGCGTACTAGGATTCTTCAAAGATGCTACTGGTAAAGCATTCAAAAAGGGTTCAGCTTGACCCTTGAACCAATCTGGATCAAACCTGAACTTGCGATCTCTCCCTTCAACTTCAGAAATTGAAGGTTTCAATCGACTTTGAGGTTGCAAATACCATTTCTCACAGGCTTCCACATAAAAATCAACAATATCATCTTTGCTATAATAAGCTGTCGACATCGCCAATGCAGCAGGAGCCATGCGAGACCAATCATTCAAGCGATCTTTCTTCTCCTTCAAATAAAAGAGAGAAAGAGCACGAGGTGCATCGAACATAGCTGTGTTTTTGCAAGATTCCAAAAAAGGATACAAAGTTAGAACACACAAAATACTCATTTGGAAAAACGAACTGTATTCAAAAAGAATATTGCGTGAGCACCAATATAGAATTGCAATAATAATCAAGCAATATTTAGTATCCTTAGTCATAGTTTGAACAAACTGTTGGGTAGTAAGCAAACTAGCCTTACTTTCCGCATAAATCCTCGTGACAACAAAAGGAATGTTCATTCGGGAAATAACATAATTCCCAATCATAGGAATAGCATATTTGCAATTCCCACACCAAAAATCCAAATAGTGGAGCTTGATAATTGAACTCAAGAGTAGTAATCTCAACAAGATTTCAACACAATAACTAGAACGGGAGATATACTGAACCTCCTCTTTTCTCACAACAAGAGAATAGTAATCTCCTAATCGTGTGTTCTCTAGTTCAACAGGAAAGCACATTTCCACCATCAATTTCTTATTCTGGGTGAACCAATTCTCCACCAAAGTACGGGATACAATCAATAAATATTGCAATTCCTTATTACAACCAGAAATGAAATCTTTGCATAATCCATCAAGATTGAAACGCCCTTCCATAACCCAAGAGAATAACATACTCTTCAAATCCATTTCCGTGGCTTGCTGCCTTGCGTAAAAGAGTCGAGAATAAAACGTCTCTTCTCCGCTAACAGAAGCATGTGGATTAACAAATAACTCTGACGATCCAGAATTGAGTTCTTCCTCAATCGTCTGCAATTCCCTAATAGAGCATGTAGCCTCTTTAAGAGATTGAGAACAAGTACAATATTCAAAAAAACTTCCACATTCTTCACACGAAATCTTACCACCATATTTCTTACTCCTCTCAATGATAGCATTCTGCTCTACATAATGTAGGGCAGTCGCTTCCTTAATATAAGCAAGCAATTCACAAATAGTGGCCCCAACCATTGGATGTCCATTCCACTGGACAGGATCCAAATGCCATTTATCATCCTTATGAACATGGACATCTCCACAGTCCAATTTGGGCGGCCTGGCAATAGCTGTGACTTTAACAGAGAAGACATCAAAAGTCCAAATATCTGGAGCAAGAACTTCACTTCCAAACTTCTGCTGAACTTTCGATGAATCGATTTCAATTGATCCTTCTTTTTGAAATTCAGGTTTAACTTTAGCGTAAATATGGACTTTCAAACGTCTCATAATAGACGAAGGTTGATTAGAATAGGTGCTTGAGTTAATATCGTTAACATTGGTAGTAACACCAACGACTTTTGGCTCAGCAACAACCATTCCTTTCAACTCCAATTCAGCCATATTCAAATAGAATGGAACATTGTTAACAAATTTAAGCAAGGAATCACAAGGAGAATCCTTCACAAACTGGTGATTAACGTTTGCGAAATCATCAAAAATGACTCCATTTATATACGATCTATATGTAGAGAAATATTGATCTTGTGAGTTCAATGTAACAATGTACGGATCTTGGTGATTAAATCCATTACTCGATAAGATATATCTCATCAAGATTTCATTTACGGATGATTTTCCGAGGGCTGTAGAACCGGCCACTAAATACGCAAAAGGTGCAACCCTTAATCCACCAGTAGCTCTGGTCTGGATAAAGTCGCAATGCAATTGTTTCAACATTCTTACCTTGTCCATGACGAACTTTTTAGTAGGTCCGTCATATAATAAAATAAGCTTCTCACCAGAATTAATAGCTAATTGAATTTGTTGGTCAAAAGTGTTTTCATCAGAACCTACAAATCTTCCAAGATTGCCAGGTCTAATATAAGAAAATTGAGATTGCAATTGAGAAACTGTTGCATCTAATTCTCCAAGTTGATCATCTGAATAAAGAAAACCAGACAATGAACCAGAACATAAAAATTTCTTCAA